TTTATATATATAATTATTATTCATTTTTTTTTTATTTATTATAAATAATATTTATTTATTATAAAAATAATTAATATTTTTTATGAGTAATTTTTTATAGGTTATATAAAATATTTATTTAATTTTACAAATATATTAATAATTTTACAAATATTAATATATTTATAAATAATATAATGAAAAAAAAACAAAAAGGAGGAGATGTAATAAGTTCTTCATTAGATTTAATAAAATCAATGAAAGGTTTAGGTAATAGTATTTATGCTGAAATAAGAGCAATATCAGAACTTTCAAGTGATATGAATAAAGCAACAGCTCCTGTATCGGGAACTCCAAATGTTATTGAAGGTCCACCTACATTTGAGGCGGAAACATTGTAATGCGGAAACATTGTAATGCGGAAACATTGTAATGCGGAAACATTGTAATGTGGAAACATTGTAATGTGGAAACATTGTAATTTTAGTTTAATCAATTTATTTTACACTATTTTTTACAAGTGCTTTCGAAACAACACTTGAAATTTTATCAATTTTTTCAATTCTTTGTTCTGTAACATCCGCATTAATTAATGAAATTATTGCATATACATAATAATAATGACATAAATTATACATATCATCAATAATTTTCTTTGTTTCATTACTTATAATATTTAAAGTTTCATTATTAATAATTGGAGTTTCTTTTATTTTTTCTAAAATTAAAATTAAAGAATTTAAATTTGTAAAATATTTATCTTTTAATTTTTTTGTAAATTCAAAGAAATATAAATTATATTTAAGAGAAGGGTGATTTTTAAGTTCCTCTTCTGTTAATGTACTTCTTTTTTTTGCTAATATTAATTTTTCTTTACCAGATAATTTAAAAAAATATCCTTGATTATCCTTACACATTTTTTCATCTAAATAATCAGCTTTCTCTAAGACTTTTTTCATCATATTTTCAATATTTAAATTATCTTCTATTAATTCTTTAAAATTATAAGGTACACATACTTTACAGTCATCAAGATTTAAAAATTTTTGATAACATATTCCTCCTTCATATTGTCCATTTTCATTTTTAAATGGAATTGTTGTTAATATAGCTGCAATAATATTATTACGAACTATAAAATTTTCGGTAATTGCTTGACATAACTCTTTTTTTGTTAAAGCACATTTTTCAGAATTATTACATAATGGTCGAGGATTTTCATAATTTTTAGGGACGGAGTATTTTATAAAACTATTTACTAATTTATTATCAATATTTTCCTTAGAAATATTTAAATGTTTATTAATTATATTATTAGTTGTTTCATTTATCTCTTTAGTTGAAATTATATTTGATTCACTTCTTTGTTGAATATTTTGTGGTTTCATACCTATTTTTTTAAAATTTTCTTCTGTATATACATTTTTTGTTTTATTTGATATTTTTTCTCTTAAATTTATAAGTTTATTTCTTTGATTAGATAAATTTTCTTGTAAAGAATTAATATTACTTTTTCTACTAGTTAAATTTTCTCTTTCCTCTTTTATACTATAGTTATTTTCTTGTAAATTTTGTCTATTTTGTCTTTCTATATTATTATTATTTTCTAAATATTCTCTATTTTGTACCCTATTATTATTTTCTTCTCTATTTTGTCTATTTTGTCTATTTTGTCTTTTTATTCCATTATTATTCTCTTCTCTATTTTGTCTATTTATTCCATTATTATTCTCTTCTCTATTATTATTTTTTTCTAAGTATTCTCTATTTTGTCCTTGTATTCCATTATAGTTTCTCCCTAAATATTCTTTATTTTGTCCATTATTATTTTCTAAATTTTGTTTTTGTTGTCTTCTACTAAAATTATTATTTTTTCCTCTAATAATTTCATTATTTAAATTTTCTAATTTATTATTTTCATTTAATCCTAATTTTTTTAAAAAAATTTCTCCTTTTCTAATATTTGTATTTTTTTTATTAAATCTATAGTTACTACCACCAATTATTGAGGAAAACATGCTAGGTTGTTCTTCTTGTACAACATCATCTTTAACAATATTTTTCTCACTATTTACTTTTGTGAATGTTGATAATAAATTATTAACATGCTTAAAATTAATATATTTGGGTTTATATTTTATAATTGATTCAATATTGTTTACTTTTAAATCAGTCCCGTCATTTTCAAATATATTAGTATCTAACTCAATATTTTTTCTCCAAAAATTTTCCTCTAAATTATCTTTAAATATATTAACACCAAATTTATCATCTGGTTTTGGTAAATATTGTAATGTCATTATTATTTCATTATCAGTATCATCTGAATTTATTTCATTATATAAAGTTTTTAATAATTTAATGCTAAAATTAGACATTTTTTTTTCATAAACTAATGCCATTTTATTACAGAAATCTTCCTTTAAAAAATCATTGTTATATTCCATAATTAAATTATTTGATATTTCTCCAATTTTTAAAAAAATTAAATCATCAGTACTTAATTGTACAGTAGGTTTAACATTTTGTTGTTGAGGTTGTTCTATAATTTTCGGATTTTTATTTTCAGAAGTTCCACTAGATGATGTTGTAGATGGTGAATTACCCATATATATTAATATTTAACTAGAAAAAAATATTATTAATTTGCAAATTAATCCTTTTATTTATTTCATTATAAATATTAATTTAAAAATTAATACTTTTTATTTATTTCATTATAAAATTTATTTAATGAAGAGTAAAATATACACTTTGGATAAAAAATATTATTTTTTTTACTTTTTAAATATATAATTGAATCATGTATATTTAATTTACCATATCTTATAAAATATGCAACTATTATTGAATCAATATCTTGCTTATCTTCATATCCCATTAACAATATATTTTCATTATTCAATATTTTTTCATGAATATATTCAGTAATATCGAATAAATGTTGATATAATGAATTATTTATATATTCATAACAATCATCATCATTATAATCAATATTAATTCGTATTTCTTCTAAATTCATATTCTTTTTATAATCCTCATTTTTAGATAAATGAATAATATTTTTAATATTCTTTTCTTTAATTAATTTAATATTTTTATTATGATAATATCCTATCCAAAAATGAGGAAGTATTTCCATATTATATTAAATTCAATTATTTTTTTATGTAAAAATAAATTAAATATGCTATTATTAAAAATATAAAAATAATTATTATAACTTTTAATATTGATACCGTACTTTTTGATTCTTCAACTTCCTCTTCATTGGTTTGTTCAGTACTAGTACCTTGTTTAATAGGATTTGGCATTTCTTTTAATCTACATTCATTTACATCATTACATTGTTTATCGGGATGTTTTTGCAAAAAATATTCAATCCCATAATAAGATATACTACTAACTAATATACCTAATAATAATGCATAAACAAATACATATAAATTCTTCCAACTTCCACGTAGTGGTTCATATGAAAATAGTAATAAAATTATAAAAACAACAAATGGCGTGGTAATATTAACTGTTTCTTCTGATGATTGAACCACACCATATTTATTAAATGCACATTTTTCTTCAGTACCATTAAAATATGTAACTGAATTATAACTTTTTAGAAGTTTTCTTGAAAATATTAATCCAAAAATTAATAATACAATTACAATAAAATATACTAAATAATTTACTTTATGTATAGGTTGGTCAATGGGAATTGCTTGATAATTAATAATAACAATACCAATAATAAATGATACTAATACAATAAGATATAAATATTTAATAGTAGTAGAACTTTTAATTTCTTTAGAATATAATTGAATATAATTATTAATAAATACAGGATAACCTAATCCAATAATATATCCAAAAATAAATGTTAAACTTAAATTTCCATTACTATCAATAAAACTTTTTCCTGATATATTTGTATATACATAAATTATAACAGACAATCCTAATAAAGTTATAAAATCAGTCATCTCATTATTCCACATACCAGGAACATATGCATTTAATGTAATTTGTTCTGTTACTGTTTCATTATTAGTTTGTTCATTAGTAGTTACTTCAATATTTCTATAATAAAATTTTTTAGGATAAAAATTAAAAAAAAGTCCATAAACGATTTTAATACCGAAATATCCTAGTATAATTATTGATAAAAATGTTTGAATTTGATTTTCCGACGATTCGTTTCCGCCATATAAATTTTTTTTTTTATTATATTTTAACAACATTATCTAATATTAATGAATATTTTTATTAATTTTTTTAAAATTTTTTAAAATTTTTAAAAAAATATTTTTAAATTTTTAATAAATTAATAAAAAATGATTTTTATTTATAATTAATGAATTTAAAACTAAAACTACTTAAAGTATTAATGACAAACGAAATTTGGAGCTTATTTAACGAAATACAGGATGCGTTTAAAACAGATGCGTACAAAATAGATGAAATAAAAGAAATTAATAATATATTACCTTTAAAAAATGATAATATAAAGAGTAAAAAAATAAAAAATCATTGCTTTAATTGTAAAGAAGAAGATTTCCTTATAATGGATAGTGAAATGATTATTTGCACATTTTGTGGTGCAGAAAACGACGCTATTATAGATTACCAAGCAGAATGGAGGTATTATGGAAGCGATGATAATAAAAGATCATCTGACCCGAATAGGTGTGGAATGCCAAATAATCCAATTATTTCAGATTCTTCTTTAAGTACTGTTATTCTTGGGAAAGGCTTTGAGGTTTATAGAAAATTAAATAGTTGGAATGGTTTATCCTACAAACAACGTAGTTTAATTGCAATATTAAATAAGATTGCGTTAAAAGCAAATATTGATAACGTTCCTCAATCTATTATTGACGCGACAATGAACATGTATAAAATTATAAGTCAAGATTATATTAAAAGAGGCGCTTCACGAGAAAGTTTAATTGCAGCTTGTTTTTTCAATGCATTGCGTGATCAAGGTATGATAAGAAGTACTGAAGAAGTTGCGAAACTATTTGATATTAAATCGAAAAAACTATCGAAAGGATGCAATGAATTTACTGAGTTAATGTTTTCTAAAAATAAGGAATATGTTAAAAATATGAAACCGATTGAATCTAAAGATTTAATAGAACGTTTTGGAACATTATTGGAAATTAATGAAAATTATATTAAATATGGTGTAAGAGCGGCGATACTTATTGATAAATTAGGAATATGTCAGGAAAATAATCCGAAGTCAATTGCTGTTGGTGTTATATATTTGATTTCTCAAAATTATAATTTGGGATTTTCTAAAAAAGAAATTGCTGAATTATGTAAAACGTCGGAGGTTACTGTTAGCAATACATATAGTCAAATGTTAAAATTTAAAAAGTATATACTTCCAAAAGAGAATTAAAATAATTTATTAAATACTATTACAAATTAATAATAAATTTTATTATTAATTTTCGTCATTGAAAAGTTAAATAACATAATAATATTTTTGAAATAAAATTTATAAATTAATTTATTTTTTTTACAAAAATAGTTTATATATAATAAAAGTAAAAAAAAGTGTTTGAAAAATTCTTGAATAAGTAATTCCAATTTTAATATCATTAAAATCTGATAGTAATTCATTGTGTTTCATTTCCAAACTTCCGATTTTATTAAAATTATCATTATTAGATTGAATTAATTCTTTAATAAATAAGTTACTAATACGAATATCTTTAATTAAATCAAGAGGAGTCTTTCCTTCATCATTTTCATCTAGAAAAGATAAATTTAGTGTATTAGAACCCATAATTTTATTAATTCTATCATAATCATTATCATTAACTAAATAATGAAGTAATGTATTATTTAAATAATCTTTCTTTGAATAATATTTTTCAATCTTTTCATCAACTATAAATCTGATTACAGCAATTTCAGAAGGCATTGATATATTTGTACTATCAATCTTTTCATATGATTCTGTTTCAAGTGTTTTATCTAAACTCTCAATTGAGAAAATAGCACTTAATACACCATTATTATTTTTAACGACAATATCATCAAAAATTGATGGTAATTTTCTTAAAACTAATAAAAATCTAATTTTAAAATTTTCTTTTTCAATTGGATCCTTAAAATCATCAAATTCTTCTAAAAGTTCAGAATATAAATCATATTGACTTCTAAAAACACCGGGTGATCTAGTAAGAATTTTCATTAATTCTTTTTCAATTTTATTAAAAATATCAGGTGTCATGTTTTGAGTCATAGTATTAAATAATTATTATATCCTTTCATTTAATAAAAAATATATAATTGTTTTTAAAAATCAATTTTTTTTTATAATATTTTTGTCTAATTTTAGAAAGTGCATATAGAAACAATAAGCATTAAAATATTTACATTCATGAAAGATAATTTTAGAAACTTTTCTTTCAAAATATCTAATTATATAAAAAAAAATTGATTTTTATTTTATTTAAATAATATTTTTGTTATTTAATAAATATATAAAATCAATTATTACAAATGAATTTTTCTAGAACAAGAGTCGCTTATATATCAAAATCTGAGATTACAGATATATTATACAATATTTCAATTGATAATTTAAATGAATTAAAAACTTTAATTAACGAAGGAAATGTTAATAATATTATTGATTCTAAAAATGGATATACTGCATTGCACTATGCAATTAAGTTAAATCATGATAAAATTATTGATTTTTTATTAAACATGGGTGCAAATCCAACTATTAAAAATTATGATAAACAAGATTGTTTTGATTTATCTTTAAGATATCAAAGCAAATCTCTAATTAATTATGAAATTAATGATAAAAAAGTAATTAATAATGAATTACAAAAAACAGTTTCATCACTTGAAAGGAAAATTAGTAATTTAGAGACCAATAATAAATATTTAGTTAAATCGGTAGATGATGCAAATATAAAAATTGGAATATTAAAAGATGAAGTATCATCCTTAAAAAAAGATAATACTACTCTTAAAACTAATATTGCAAGGACTACTATTGATAATGATAATCTTCGAACTACTAAAATTAAATTTGAAAATGAAAAAAAGATTTTAAATAATGAATTAATAATTGCTAAAGATCAAATTTCAACAATTACTAAAGAACGTGACACTTTAGATACAAATTTTAAAAGTTTAAAGAGGAAGTATGATAAACTAGATGAATCATATTCTGGATTATTAGAAAAAACTAGAAAGATTTAATTAAAAAATAATTTATAATTTAAAAAAATAAAATAATTAATTTATATATTATAAATTTATATATGATAAAAAAAATACTTGTATGTTTATTAAAAACATTACATGTATTATATGTAATATTTTCAATTATTGCACCTTATATATTTAATGATATTCGAATTTTATTATTTATGATATTACTATATATGTTAACATTGGGCCAATGGTATATTTTTAATAAATGCCTATTAACAAATATTGAAGATTGGTTATCTGATAAAAAAACAATTAAATATAAAGATGGGTCTGATAAAAGTTTTATGTCAGTGTTTTTACAAGATAATTTTAATATAAGTGAAAAAAGTATTTATTATTTATTTACAATGATTCCTGTTATAAATAGTATTGTATGCATTGTAAAAATATATTATATTTATTTAAATAAGTGTAAAAATAAATAAATAAATAAATAATATTTGACTTATAAAACTTCTTCCACAATTGGATTTCTAGTTATACATCCATCACTATCCATAACTAAATATTTTACTCTTGCAAATTTACCAATAAATTTATCCGGAAAATTAATAAATTCTTTATATTTTTGAACTCTATCTTTTACTGTTCCAATAGGAATTGCCCAAAATGATTTATTATTACATTTTAACTGCCAAATTATTGCACCATTTTGAGTACCGGTACCCATTTTTGCACCAATTATTTCAAATTCTTTTTTTTTAAATTCTTTTGTTCGCAATACATCATATGATTTAGAATTTAATTTATAAATACCATCTTTATTTCTAACAATAACTCCTTCATATCCTTCATATAAGTATTGAATATCTAATTTTTTAATTTCTTCATAAGAATTAACTACTTCGCAAGTAACTAATTTCAAATATTTAAAATTATTATTTTCAAATATTTTTTTTAGATTTTTATATCTTTCTTCGAATGGAGTATTTAAACTATTTATATTAAATATGTCAAAAATATTATATAGTATTTGTTTCATAGATTCTTCATTACTTTTTGATGCATATTTTTTCATAACTAAACTACTTATATCATGTAATCCTAATCCAAATTTATATAATTCCCCATCTAAATATAGGTTTTCATTATTTAATAATGTTTTTATTTTTAAAATCTCCTTTTTTATATGATTTAAATAAACAAATTCTTTCATTCCCTTTGAATATAATATTACTTGATTATTAGTATTTATATGTGACAAGCATCTAAATCCGTCTAATTTTCTTTGAACATATGCTGGATATTTTATTTTATGATAGTGGTCATCTAATTTATGTGCTCCCATTGGTTTTATAACATTACTTTTCATTTGAATTACATTTAATTGTTCTTGAAAACCGGATTCTTTCTTTTTTTTCCATAATGCATTTATTTGTGTTATTGCTTTCTTCTTATTTTCAACTAATTTTTTATTAGGAATACTTATTTTACCTCCTATAATTCCATATTTTCGACATATATATATATTATTACTTTCTTCTGACAACCAAATTTCCCAAAATCTTTTTTTATTATTTGTTAATATATATAAAATAGGAAGTTTATAAATTATCATTCTTTAATATTAAATAGATAAATAAAATTTAAAAATATTAAGAAGTTTTAATAAATAAAATAAATATTAAAACTTATTTACAAAGTAGTAAATGATAATTGACTATAATTTTTTAATAAATTATTTATACAATTAATTCTCTTTTCTAATGGTGTATTACCATATGTTTTTCTAGAGCGTAAATGAATTTTTTTTTCAATAGATAATGCAGTACTTTTATCTAAACCTAATATAAAACCATAATATTCCCAATTTCCATTTTCTTTTTTCATTTTAGTATATTTTGCACCGCCAGAAATAATCCCATTATGTTTCCTTATTCTTTGTTCAGGATTATTTGTAATACCCACATATGTACATGTATTTGAAGTATTAATCAGTAGGTAGACAATATAATTATCTATAGTCATATCCATATTATATAACAATATTTATATAACTATTCTTTATAATCATCGGGAATAATATTTGTTTCATAAATTTCTAATACTTCTTTAACAACATCTTCTCTTTCAATATCACATTTATCAAATTCAACACTGGAAATACTTCCAGAACGACGTCCTTTAATTTTATTTAAAAAATCTTCTAATCCATTAATTTCATTTTTCCTGTCATGTTGTTCACAATCTCCAGTAATAATTAATCGACTATTTTCTCCAATTCTAGTTAATAACATTTTCATTTGAGATACTGTACTATTTTGCATTTCATCTGCAACTATCCAACAATTTTTAAAAGTACGTCCTCTCATAAAACCCAACGGAGATATTTCTATTATTTTTTCAGCAATTAATCCTTCAACCTCCTTAGGTGAAATAAAATTATATAATATATCAAATATTGGACGTATCCAAGGTGCCATTTTATCTTCTAATGTACCAGGTAAGTATCCAATATCTTCATCCACAGATACTACAGGACGAGTAAATATTATTTTTTCATAATTACCATTTATATAATTTTTAATTCCTTGTTCAATTCCAAACAATGTTTTACCAGTACCTGCAGGACCTGATGCTAATACAATCTTAAAATTTTCTTTCTTAAGAGATGTTAAAAATCTTTTTTGAGATTCATTTCGAGGGATCGAAAATTTACTTTCAAATTTTTGTTTTTCTCTATCTGATAAATATTGTGTATTTTCATAATTATTTATATCATCATTATTTAATTTTTTTTCATATTCATAATATTTGATATCATACAATAATTCTTTCTTATTATTTTTTTTATTATTTTTTTTAAATGATTTCTTCTTGTCAAGCTTGTCTTCAGAATCCATTATATTATTATGTAATATTTTATAATAATATAATTAGAATTTATATTATTATAATTTATGCTTCCTCAAAAATAAAGATTGAATAATTATTAATATTTTTATAAATAATTATTATTTATTGTTTTATTTTCTAATTTTTATTAGTAACATCAATACTATTTTGAATATTTTTTTCCTTAAAAATACTTTCAAATAATCTTTTTGAAACAAAATCAAAATCACCTGAAACAAAAGCATCTTCCAATTTACCATTTTTTATAAATCCAAAGTATGGTATTTTTCCTACATTAAATAAATCTTCAAATCTAGAATCAAATTCATATATAGAATAATCTAATTTTAAATATACAACATTTTCTTTATCAATAACCGATAAAAATTTTTCAATTTTTGGTTTTAATAGAGTACAAGGTTTGCACCAAGATGCAGATATATTTATTATTACTAAATTATAATTTGTTAAATTATTTTCAAAATCATCATATGTTATAATATTTTTTATTAACATCTTTATAATTACTTATAGTTATATTTTTTTATATACCTTTTATTTTTATATAACTTTTATTTTTATTAATTTAATAAATTAATAAATTAAAAACTAAATGTTTGTTAATTTATCATAATTTTTTTCATAATTATATGCATTACTGAATAATATTGTACATCCATACCATGCAAAAAAAATTAGTGTATATGCAATTATATTTCTTGAATTTAATTCAATGCCTAATAATAATGGACGTAAAAATCCTATAAATAAACAAAACATAAATGTTGTTAAACTTATATCAATTTTTTGTAAATAAGTCATATAATGAAATTTCATTACTATTTAAATATATACAAGATTTTTTTAATAATATATAACACCGTTTTTATCACTATTAATTGTATTTGATAATTTTTTTGTAATATAAAACCATATTGCATAAAATGTTGCAAAAAGTGCCGAATTATTTAATACAGTTGGAGCAGGATTGGTAACATCTAATGTTAGTATTGATCCAAAAAATCCAAAAAATAATATAATAAAAAAAGATCCAAGAGCAAGTTCACTATATTGGTATGATTCTAATTTTAGTGGATATATTAATTGTAATACTATGAAAACTACTTGAACTATTATAAATATTTTAATAAATTCCATTTACTATATTATTAGATGATAAATTTTGAGATTGTAATATATTAAAATTAATATAAAAATTCTTAAATAATAATATTATAAATAATGATATTGTACACCATATTATATCCCAGTAAATTATGTGAGTTTTAGAAAAATATAAATATAAAAAATATAACATTGGGAAAATAAATGTTCCTATAGTTATTTCTGTTATTTGATATTTATTTAATAACATTCTAATATATATCTAATATTCAAAAAAAAATTAAAAATATATGATTAAATTAATAAAT